AGTCAGTGTCGGGCCGCAGCGGCTACGCCGACTTCTACAAGCGCGACATCCAACTGAAGCTCCTCGATCCTGTCGGTACTGTGGTGGAGCTCTGGGACATCAAGGGCGCCTTCATCACCGAGGCGAACTTCGGCGAAGTCACCTACGAAGACGGCGGACCGATGGAAATCTCAATGACACTTCGCTTTGACAATTGCGTACTTCAGTTCTAGTCAATTATCAGATATACAAGTTAAAAGGTCCGTGGTACAATACATACCATGGACCTTTTATCATTTAGCTGCCCTGAGTGCGCAGAGTATCAATCTGATAACTTAGATTCACTCAGAATTCATTGTCAAAAACGACACCGATTATCCTCCATTGATTTATACAAGAAATTATTCTTGAACGGCAAGGAACCGCAGTGCGAGTGTGGTTGCGGTGAAGTTCCGCGTTTCCATTCTCTGCAAGTGGGTTACATGAAGTTCATCAGAGGACACTCCACTCGTGTGCACAACAATTGGGGCCACAATGAAGCTGCTAAGGCCAAGAGCCTGAAGAAGCGTCAAGACGAAGGGCTGTGGAGTAGAAACCCATGGAACCGAGGCAAGACTAAAGACAATGACGAGAGAGTCGCTAATATTGGCAAAAAGATAAAAGAAAAACATGGTGAACGTTACTCGATATTAATGAGAGGCAACAGACTGTCGGGAGCTTTACCATCTTTAACAGGTTCTTCTCATCCTAATTGGCGTGGAGGCACCTCAGCGCTTGCCCCGTTGTGTAGGTCGCGTATTTATCGAGAGTGGGCGTATCCTAAGTTGCAGTCTGCTGGTTTTAAGTGCACGCAGTGTAGTGAGACGCGGGAGCTTGAAGTTCATCACGACGGAGAGCGTTTCTCTGAGATCCTTCAGAAGGGCATCGAGACGCTGGGCGAGCCCGGAGACGACTTCGATCGAAAGACCTGCTTCGTCGACTGGGTGCTGTGGTACCACACAGAGAACGACGTCAGCGGCAGGGTGCTGTGCTCTCCCTGCCACGAAGCGGTGCACAGAGACCGCCCAGAATAATCCGAACAATCTCCACGATGTTCCCGCTTAGAGACCGTATCTGCTCTTGGAGGCGTTGTAGTTGGTGGTGACATCAGCTGCAGATAGTGCCGTGTTGTAGACCTGAAATTGCCCCAGACTCATGTTGCAATACCCCTCTACGCCTGTGTTCGTTTCAGAGGGGGCTGCTATCGAATAGAAAAGATTTGTGCCGTTGTTGTACGGTGCAAATCTGTCCAGCGACACACTGCCTACAGAAGCTCCGTTGATGTACGCATTCAAGGTGCTTCCATTGTATGTCCACCCGACGTAGTACCAATTGTTGAACGCCTGCGCGGCAGACGTCACGACAGCCGTGTACGGTACCACATTGTGCCACGCCGAGAGCTTGAATTGTCCTCCCGCAGTGATGTCTATGTTTGATGCGTACCAGTTAAAATCCGTGTACGAGGATGTGCCTCTTTCTACTAGGATGTTTCCTGCACCGATTGGATAGACCCACAGGAACACCGACGTGATCTCGTCCGCGGGAGGAGAACCCGGAAATTGAGAGTCCAGCGCAGTGTTCGTCTTCAATGCCTGGTCGACACCGTTGAAAGTGAGATACCCTGAAGAGTATGCTGGAGAGTTTTCCAATGAGGCATTGCTGTTGCCTCGCAGGTCTGTCACAGTCGCCCCGCTGCCTGGATAAGAAGCAGCATTGCCTATGTCATAATGTAGGACAAGACCAGTATCGACAATTGGGCTTACTGGTGCTTTATAAAAACCAAAATTAAACCCACCACCTATTCCTAGGTCGTTTTTTGAGAACCCTTGTCCGAATCCGTTGGCCACGCCGAGACCTCAACCCACGCCGCTGAAGCCGTTGGAGCCGGTGACAGGCAGCATTTCTGTCCACGGAATGACCGTGAGACCCGCCACGACCGAGAAGGGGACTGAAGCGCCCACTGCGCCCGAGATGAACAGTCTGTCTGTCTTTAGATCAGCTGCAAAAGATTCTGATCCACTGAGGATGAAGTAGTTGGAGTTCTTGGCTAAGAGACCGTTCTGTGTGAACGCAACTGCTATGGCTGTCGACGTCGCTCCTGCGTTCTTTACCACGAGAAACTTGGAAACTGTGTCGAACGTGATCTCTCTCGTCGCTCCGAGGCTGACGATAGATGACGTCACGAAGGGAACGCCCGACATTTGATACGCGGGCGCGTAGTATTCACCGACCGATGGATTCTTTAGTGCCATTGTTTTACCTTGCTGTTATGCAACATAAATATTGAGACTTGTCGTATTGTAATTTGTTTTGTGAATTGTTAACTATTGTTAGCAACTGTTTTTACAATAGATCTCATTGGGTTTAAAATCCATCAACTCACAGGAGAGCATTAAATCAATATGTCAGAAGAACGCGATTCAAAGAACGCAGTGTTTACACAAGGTGCGACCGGACAGCCTCCGCTTCCGGCCGGCGTAGATCCTCGCATGCCCCGACAGACTGCAGCTGAGAAACTGAAAGCAGACTTTGGTCTGGACGTGCCACAAGAGCTGGTGCCGCTTCCGTCTATGGGAAAAGTCTACCACCCCGAATCACCGTTGCATGGTCTTGAGACGATAGAGATAAAAGCCATGACAGCCAAGGAAGAAGACATTCTCACGTCACGTGCTCTACTTAAGAAGGGCACTGTGATCACAGAGCTCATCAAGTCTTGTATCATCAACCGCGCCATCGATCCGCTTCAGCTTCTGTCTGGAGACAGAAATGCGCTGATGGTTGCCATCCGAATCACCGGTTATGGGCCTGACTACAATGTCGAACTTGAATGCCCAGCTTGCGGTGTCAAGTCGCCCCACGCTTTCGATTTGTCAGCGCTTCCAATCCAGCGTCTCGAGATTGAACCTGTTCAGCCCGGTATGAATCTCTTTGAGTACGAATTACCCTACAGCAAGAAGAAGGTCCGATTTAAGTACATGACTGGGCGCGACGAAGAAGAAATCATGGTATTGAGTGAAAAGCAGAAGAAGATGGCCCTGGGAACAGAATCTAACGTCACCACAAATTTGCTTTACTCAATTGCGTCAATCGACGGCGTCTCAGATAGAAATAAAATTGCCAGCTTTGTTCGAATGATGCCAGCAAGAGATTCTCTTGCTTTGAGAGAGTACATCAAAAACACCGAGCCGGGCATCGTGATGCGTCAGGACACTACCTGTCCGGCTTGCGGCCATGCAGAAGAGGTCGGAATGCCGCTAGGCGTCACGTTTCTTTGGCCTCAGGCCCGAAGATAGAGAACAATTAATTCTTGAACCGGCGTTTTTATTGATATACTACGGCGGGTGTCTGTATGAGGAAGTCATGCGGATGCCTGTCGCTTATAAGCGCTGGCTGATACAGCGAATTAATCAAGAAATAACCAAGACACACGAAGCTGGCAATACGCAGTCTCGTGCATTGCACCAAAATTCGCCAGACGTGCGTGAACTTCAAGGACGAGCGAGAAATCAAGTTCCATCTCGTCTGCGTAGATTCACTTAATTTGCATTTATGGATATGCTTTTTATTCTACGTATTATTTACGCTAGCTATAACTTGAGGTGATGCACGTGTCTAATCCTACCAAGAAAAAAACTATCTTATCTGAGGATCTCTACTTTAACACGACGGGCAAATTATTTCTTGCGTCTTTAGGTGCATGGATGGTGGGAAAATATGTGAACACCAAGCTACGCGGCAATAAAGATGAAATATCAGCGATCGCTAATGCGCTCATGTCATCAAGAAAATTTCAGGAAGAATTGAATCGTCCGGGTGCTTCTGTTGAATCAGTCATGGCGAAGATGAGGGTCAAAGAGATGTCTGCATCAACATTCGAGAGAGTATTTGGTATTCGATGGCCTCTTTGATATTTAAATTATTGAGTTAAAAATCGATGGCTAATGGCGGAACAGGCGGCGGCGGAGGAGCAGATCCTGGCAATGTAGGAGATGTCAACAAAGCTCTTCAGCAACAGTTAGTCATAATGAATCAGCTCAGGCAAGCGATTGCTTCGATGACTGATAGCATCAATCAGTATTGCGAAACATCACAAAAATGTTTTTCCGGTGAGCAGTGGTCGAAAGCATCAGAGCAAGCAGGTAAATACACAAAAGATGCTGCCGGCGCGACTAGAGCAACTGCTGATTTAGGGAAAAAGGTCGCGGACTCTTCAAAATCGTTCTCTAAGTTACTGCCGACAATTGGCGGCGTCGTCGGCGGATTATCTGGATTAAAACAAGGATTTTCAAATTTATTCGCGACTCTCAAGGGCGGGCTAAATGTTTTAGGCTCTGTCACAAAGAGTATCTTTAATTTAGGTAGATCTATTCTTGCTGTCCCTTTTAAGATGCTGAAAGGCCTTCAAGAAATGGCTGCTGACGGCGGTGGTGGGGGCGGCGGCATGGCTGAAGCCATGGAGAATCTTCGAAAAGAATTTGGATTCATAGGCCCGACATCTGACGCAGTCAAAAGTCTCAGTACGAGCATGGCAGGTTTCAGCGACACAGGACTTTCCGCGAACAGGGTCTTTGGTAATACCGCTGAGAGAATGAAGTATCTCACAGAGCTTGCTGTGCAGATGGGGCCGCAATTTGCAGCAAATGCTGAAGAATTTAAGAGAAACGGTGGTGCACTTCTTGCTTATCAAAAGGGATTGGGTCTCACAGGTGAGCAGATGGGTGTCATTGGAATTAAAGCAAAATCCATGGGCGTCCAGATGGGAGACGTCTTAAATGACATGACTAAACAGGCCCTGCACATGTCGAAGGCATTCGGCTTAGATGCCAAGGTGATCTCTAAAGATATGGGCAAAGCCATGCAAGACGTGGCCCACTTTGGACACCTGACTAGTCAGCAGATTGGCGCCGCCGTGGTCTATGCCAATAAGTTAGGCGTGTCTATTGACAAACTAACTGGCTTGATGGATCAGTTTGATACTTTCGACAAAGCTGCAGAGTCGACGTCAAAATTGAACGAGCAGTTTGGCACGAACATCGATGCAATGGAGCTCATGGCTGCACAGAGTCCTGCTGAAAAGATGGAGATGCTAAGAAAATCATTCCAGGCAACTGGGAAAGATCTGTCTCAGCTCAGCTTTCATGAAAGAAAATTAATTCAGCAGCAGACCGGTCTAGACGCAGCAACTTTTGACGCCGCGATGGCCCAAAAAGACCAGGGTGACATGCTTGAGGACATCAACAAGGAGTCTAAGAAGGCTGAAGACACTACGCTAAAGCAAGCAGATGCCATGAAGCAACTCGCCGTA